GGGCAAAATCGGTCCTTCCCTGACCATCCGTATGCCGAACCAGTACACGGTTCGCAACGGAGCAGCGCTTTCTTTGCAGGATACGGTTGAAACCAGCCAGATTCTTACCGTTTCGACACAGAAGGGCGTTGACCTCAACTTTACCTCGCTCGATCTGACTCTCACGATTGACGAGTTCAGCAAGCGTTACCTTCAGCCTGCCATATCGGTTCTCGCTACCTCGATTGAGGCTGACGCCCTGAACATGGTCAAGGATGTCTACAACGCGGTGGACGACAATGGCGCGCCGCTGTCGTACAAGGACATTGCTTTGGGCCGCAAGCTGCTGAATCAGTATCTTGCTCCCAGCACTGGACGCAACGGCATCATGGCTCCTGGCCATGTGGTTTCGTTCCTTGACGCGATCAAGGGATTTTTCAATCCGCAGGAGTCTGTATCGAAACCGTACCTCACCGGCAATATCGGCAAGGTCAACGGCATTGATACTTATGAAAACACCGTCCTCAACCCATTCCAGTCGGGCACTGCGGCCGCCGCAACAGGCTACACCGCGACCCTGACCTCGGGAAGTGCAACGGCAGTTGTGGCCGCTGGCTCGACTACCTTCAACAAGGGAGACATTGTCACCTTCTCGACAGTGTTTGCAGTGGACCCGGAAACGAAGCAGAGCCGTGGCTTCCTCCAGCAGTTCGTGGTTACTGCCGACTATGCAGGCGGTGCTGGGAATATGTCGATCTCTCCCACTCCTGTGACCGCTGGGGCCGCTCAGAACGTTACCGCCGTTGGCGCTGGCTTGACTGTTGCCAAGGTTGGCGGCGGAGCATCCAGCCTCTACACGCAATCCGTGCTATTCCACCCCGAAGCGTTTACCTTCGTCACTGCCGACCTGGTCGATGTGTCCAAGTATGGCGCGTGGGGAAGTCGTCAGGTGATGGACGGCATTTCAATGCGTATTGCCCAGCAGTACAACATCTCGACCGACACGATTCCGTGCCGCATTGACGTGCTGTATGGCTACAAGACGCTGCGGGCGCAGTTGGCTGCTCGCATCATCGCGCAGTAATAACCAAGGGGCTGGCTTCGGCTGGCCCCTACCCTTTCCCCCTATGACAAGCGAAGAAATCAAGCAAAAACAGGCAATTGACCTCAGTACGAATGGCTGGCTGCGGGAAGTCTGCATTCAACTGGCGCTCCTGAACGAAAAGGGCGCAACTCCTCCTCGTGAAGAGGTATTTTCCGAACCCCTTGAAGTGCGCGTAAAGCGTGCCTACACAAAAAGGACATAAATGGCGACACGAACGGTATTGGTTCCTCGCAACCAGCTCTCGTATTACAAGATTGGGTTTGAGGGTGCGGTTCGTTCGGCTTCGGGGGAATACATCCGTACAGAACGCACAGTCGCTATCGACCCGATTGCCTCGACAGTGACCAAAGAAGTGATTGATGGAGAGGAATTCTAATGGCGACTGCGTTCGACATCATCACAAGTGCTCTGAGGCTCACCGGCGTGCTGTCTTCGGACGAGCAGCCGAACGACAATGACGCCAACCAGGGCTTGTCTGTATTCAACGACATGATTGATGGATGGAACGCGGAACGAAACTGCATTTTCACCACAAGATCCGACGATTTCCCCTTTGTCGCCAATAAGCAGTCGTACACGCTGGGAGTAGGCGGAGATTTCAACATTCCGCGGCCTCCGCAAATCGACGCCATGAGCGCAATTTTGCTGGCAAACCCTGACAACCCGATTGAAGTACCTATCACTATGTTCACGGTGGAGGATTGGCAGACGCAGGTTCCTGTCAAGGCGGTTGATGGTTCATTCCCCCTGATTTGCTATGACGATGGCGGATTCCCCAAGCGGACACTGAATTTCTGGCCTATCCCTACGCAGGTTCCCAACAGCGTAAGGATTTACAGTTGGCAGGCGCTTTCACAGCCGGCAACGCTGCAAACCTCAGTGTCGTTTCCCCCAGGCTACGCAGAGGCTTTCCGCTACAACCTTGCAGTAAGAATTGGCGCTGAATTCGCCGCGCCCGCTTCTGCGACAGTGGCAGCGCTGGCCATTCAATCACTGGCAAGGGTCAAGACGATGAACGCGCCGGATCTCGAGCTGCGGTCTGACTTGGTGCCATCCCCCGCTGGCTACAACTACAGGGCCGATCTGTTCGGCATGGGATTCTAAAATGAAATTTCCCTGCAATGTCTACCATCCGCGTGAGAATGGCGATCCTAAGGTTCTGGTGGCTAAGGATCAGGATGAACTCGACGGGTTGCTTCGTATCGGCTGGACGCTAGAGGCTTCTAAAACCGATGAGTAGATTCGGCTTCGTTGGCCCGTCCTACACGGCGAGCTCAGGGGTAGTCTCGGACGAAGAGTGCATCAACCTCTTTGCTGAGACCATAGAATCACCAGGTGCGCAGACACGAAGAGCATACTTTGGCACGCCGGGCCTGGCGGTTTTCACTACCTTCCCTGATGGCCCGGTAAGAGGTAGTTTTTGGACTGGAACAAGGCTTTTTGTGGTCGCCTCGGACACGCTCTATGAAGTTGCCGCCGATGGCACGCAGACCGCGCACGGAACTATCAACAATGACGGATTCGCGGTATCGATCGCAGCCAGCAATATACAACTCCTGATCGTCGGCGGAGCAAGGGCTTATTGCTTCACCCTAGCAACGAATACGCTGGTAGAAGTAACGGCGAGCCTTGCTGGAGCGCCGATTCAATGCGACTACTCGGACGGCTATTTCGTCGTCATCTTCCAGAACAGCAACAAATTCCAGATATCCGCTATTCTCGATGGCGGTACATGGCCGGGAATTCAGGTAAACGCAATCTCCGTATTCCCTGAGAACATCACTTCCATCATCGTGAGCCATCGTGAGCTTTGGGTGTTTGGCAGCCAGCACGCGCAGCCCTACCAAGACACCGGCTCCAATGAAATATTCGATGTAATCCCCGGCGCATTGATTGATACCGGGTGCGGCGCAACGTTTGGGCGCAATCTGGTAGACAATACGATCTTCTGGATCAGTGAAGACGCAAGAGGCGCACGGCAGGCATGGAGGGCCAACGGTTACACACCCATGCGGATCTCGACTCATGCGGTAGAAGTCGCTTTGGCTTCTTATCCTGATATCTCTGGGCTTATCAGCTACTCCTATCAGGATGGCGGGCATTTGTTTTGGGTGCTCTACATCCCCGGAACAGATTGCACATGGGTTTATGACGTAGCTGAGAGCCTTTGGCACAAGCGGGCAGAGTGGGATCTAGTTTCAGCAACATATGGCCCTCACCCAAGCTGGAATCATGCCTATGCCTTCAATAAGCACCTCGTGGGAGATTGGAACTCAGGAAATCTCTATGAGATGAAGCTGGCCTATGACGCGGGCGGTGGTAACTATCAATTTGTTACCGACAATGGGAACCTGATCGTCAGAAAACGCCGATCCCCGACACTGCAAAGTGAAATGGCGTGGATTTACCATGCTGAACTCACGGTTGACTTCGCTACCGGACTCGGCCCGCAGCCTCCCTTGGTAGACGGCGCGGGAAACCCTCGCCAACCACAAGCAATGCTGCGATGGAGCGATACCAGGGGCGCTACATGGTCAAACCAGCACATTACAGGCATGGGATTTGCTGGAGCCTATGACACTCGGGTTGTCTGGCGTCGTCTCGGAAGGTCACGGTATCGGGTTTATGAATTGACGGTCTCCGATCCTATCCCGGTTGTGATTGTCGATGCTTACTTGAGGACTTCGTAATGCCGGACAAGCCAGCATCTACATTCGTTGCGGCCCGAACTGCAATCGTTGACGAAAACCGCATGGCTACGTGGTCATTCATCAAGATCCTTCTGGATTGGGACATAAAACTGCGGAATGGCCTGAATTCTACCGGGCAACTGATCGGCAACATTGATCCGGCTACCCGAGTTCTTCCCCGGGTCGAAGGATTAGGGCAAACGCTGCAAAATATCAACTCATCCGGAGTGATGCAGCCCGCCGGTTTGTTTCCAGCCTCCACTCTGGTTCAGGGCGCGGTGATTATGCCGGCCGGAGCCGCGGATAACAGGCTAGGGACCGCAGCGATACAGCCGGCAACAGCCTTTGACGCTTCAGGATCGGCCGCAGGAGCGCAATCGGCCGCACAGATCTATGCCTCGGCCCAGGCGAGCGCAGCGCAGACCAACGCGGAGAACTACACCAACAGCTTTGCAAGCAACGCTTCGAATCTGACCACCGGAACTCTCTCGATCTCGAGACTTTCTGGCCTCACGGTCACGATTACCACCGCGGCGCTGACTACTGGCGGCACGCAGGGATCGATGACCTTCACCAATGGACTGCTCACGGCACAGGTTCAGGCTACTTAGAAAGGGATTATGGCGCATACCTACCGGCTCCTTACTGAGCAAGCTGATCTCGACAATCATCTCGGTCCTGTTTTGAGGGAGAACGGTAGCGAAATCCCGGCCGCAAGTTGCTATGTTGCTGCGGTTGAATTTGATGAGTCGGGCGCGGTGGTGGCTTACCAGATGTTGCAAAATGCAATCTTCCTTGAGGGATTATGGGCGCGAGACAATTCGGCTCACCTTTTGCGCCTTTATCACATGGCCAGCGAATTCGCAGCGAAGACTTTGGGGGTGAATCGCATCATGACTATGACCCGACAGGATGAAGCAGGGCAACGAATCGGAGCACTCGCACAGCGGTTAGGGTTTGAAAACATGAAATGGAACGTGTTTCGGAGGAAGATCTAATGCCATTAGCGGCGGTTGCTGGACTCGGGGCAATAGGGAGTATTGGGGGAGCGCTGATTGGCTCCAATGCTGCGGGAAATGCTGCCGATGCCCAGACAGCAGCGGCGAACCATGCCGCGGACCTCCAATCTCAGGCATCACAGAACGCTCTCGACTTCCAGAAGCAGCAATATGCGACTTCGCAGCAACAGCAAGCCCCTTGGCTACAGGCTGGGCAGGGCGGCCTATCTGCTTTGCAGTATGGTCTTGGTACCGGCGGGGCTGT